GGCATATGACAACAGCCAGTTGCCACAAGAGGTATTGGCATCTCCAGACATGCGGCGGCCGACCGACTGGTATCGGATCCCATGGCGGGTCCGACCACCATTGGCCAGCTGTTGTTTCAGCAGCCAGCGCAGTGTCGGGTCTCCCCGGAAACAGGAGAGATAGACGGACGCCTCGAGTTTGAGCATTTCGCGAGCCACACTCTCGTCGAACGCAACGCAGTCTAGGGCAAGTATTCCACAGTCGGGGATCGCTTCGAACTTAGCGCGAATCAGCGCGCATTGTTCGCGGCGATTCATCCCGTCAATGGAAAACCTCAGCCGCGGCGAGCGTGGCGAAGCGCGTAGCATGTGCTGTGCAGCCTTGGTAAACGGTCGTATGTACCGCTGCAACTCGAGGGCATATCTGGGGTCGCGGTGTTGGATCATCCGCGGGCGGCCGGGTTTGACTAGCCGCCGTTTGTCAGCTTTGACGAATGCCTTGATGAACGCATCCCGGCGCCCAACTGGGTATTCCGATAGCGAATCAGCCGCTCTCTGATAGAGTCGGCGCTTCGGGCCGTCATAGCCGGCAACCACCTGCTCGTACGTCTGCGGGGACAACGAGGGGTGGAGGACACGGACCCTACGGGTCAGGAATCGGAGGGCGCGCGATACACAGCGCTTGCCCTCTCGTGTCGGTGTTGGGGTGGGCCTGAGACACCCCATAACCAGTGCTGACATTTCCACACATTGGCAGCTCTGGTACGTGAACATCGGCTCGATCTCTGGCAGAGACGGAGCCCAGGCGTATTGGACCATGCGGTTACCGGTACAGCCCATGTCAGCATCAACGCGAACGATGCGACATCCATCACCGAACGGAGGGAAGGCGACCCGGACTCCCCCCGTACAATGAGCAGGACGCTCGACATGGCTGTCCTATTTAACCGCAAGGGCGACAGCAGGGGCGGTGGCCCACGCCCTCCACCCAGTCAGTGCAGCGGCAACCGTCCTTGTCCCGGTTACCACTGACCACAGCCCGGCTCGCACGCCGGCGAACCG